TACAATGCTACTTGAAAACAACGTCAACATCCCAGAGATCGACATCAAGGTAGACAGTATCGCTATCACAGCACAAACCAAAAAGTTGAAAGCAAAGTGGACTCCAGAATTGGGTCAAGACTTGAACGCTTACCACAATTTGGATGCTGAGGTAGAGTTGACTTCTATCCTTTCAGAGCAAATTGCTTTGGAAATTGATCGTGAGATCCTTGCTGACCTTGTAAACGGCGCAACTGCTGCTACTTACTACTGGTCTCGTTCTCCTGGTCTATTTGTTGATCGTCTTTCTGGTGCTGAACTTGGTGCTACTGCTGCATCTCCTGATTTCACTGGAACAGTTTCAGAGTGGTATGAGACTCTCATTGAAACAATGAATGACGTTTCTGCTCAAATTCACCGTAAGACACTTCGTGGTGGAGCTAACTATTGTGTAGTTTCTCCTGAAGTTGCTAACATTCTTGAGTTCACTGCTGGATTCCGTGCTAACGTAACTGCTGACGCTGACAAAGGCGAAATCGGTGCTGTTAAGATTGGAGCTCTCAGTCGTAAGTTTGACGTAATCGTTGATCCTTACTTCCCACGTAACGTAATTCTTATGGGCCGTAAAGGTAACTCTTTCCTTGAAAGTGGTTATGTTTATGCTCCTTACGTTCCACTCCAAACTACTCCAACTATTTTCGGTGTAGAAGACTTTGTACCTCGCAAGGGTGTAATGACTCGCTATGCTAAGAAGATGGTTCGTCCTGATATGTACGGTCTTGTTATCGTTCGCGGACTTCTCGGAGAAAGCGGAGCTTCCTAGTCTTAACTGATTGAGATAAAAAAAATAACCCCCTTCCATTTTGGTTGGGGGTTTTCTATTTGTGGGTACTATTTACTACTGAAAACGGGCTTTAGCCCAATATAATTTTATACATTTTAAGGAGAAACAAATTATGTCAAAATCTGGAAGATACTCTGCGGATAGAAAGAAAATTCAAGCTGTGGCTGCTGCCGAAACCCTAGTTGTTTCTGTTGCCGATTGCGGAACTATTTTTACATTGGCCGGTGGTAATGGTGTAAGCGCAATTACTTTACCTTCAGTTGAAGCGGCTGGAAAAGGCTGGTGGTGCAAGTTTGTTCTTTTGGCTAACAATGGCTCAGGTGCAATAACCATTTCTGCTGAAACTGCTGGTACAATGATTGCCTCTAGTTTTGGTGGATTGGATGATAACAGCCAAGCTGCTAACGTAGAAAGCAATGCTGCTGCTGCTTCAATCGCGTTCGATGCATCTGGTGCCTTGGCTGGAGATCAAATTGAAGTTATCTGTACAGGATCTAAAATGTTGGTCCAAGCGTTTAGTGCTGGTGATGATAAAGATATCACTATTGCATAATCCTTAATCTCTACAGGATTAACTCTAAGCTCACTTCGGTGGGCTTTTTGTTTTTAAACTAATTACTATATTAACAAAAGGAGCTATAATGGCAAGAAAATCACAGCGTTTAAGACGCAAGTATCATTTGGAAAGAGTTGAACGAGAAAATCAAATGAAGCTTGAACAAGAGAATTCCGTAAGAATGGCAAAGCTTGAAGAAGAAAAAAGAATAGCCGCAGAAGAAGCGCGATTGAAACTTGAAGAAGAAAATAGAATTGCAATGCTCGCCTCTCAAGAAGCCGAGAAAGCAAGGATAATAAAAGAACAAGAAATCAAAGCACTTGAAGAAGAAGCGGAGAAACAAAGACTAGCAAAAATTGCTTCCGAACAGAAAGATGTTAAGCCCAAGGTCACAAAACCAAAGGCGACAAAAACAAAAAAACCCAAAGCAAAAACAACTAGAAAGAAAACCCCTTCAAAGACAAAAAGCAAACCAACTTTTAACAAAGCCTCAGAATAGAGGCTTTCTCTTTATCTAAACTATTTATTAAGTCTCGGAGGATAATGAATGGCTTTACCAACGCTCACACCAACATCACAAACATCTGCAATTATATTGCCGGTTACAGGTAGTCCCGCAAATGTAGCGGCTGCGTGTCCTATGAAGGTTTACAATTCTTCACAAGAATTCTTAACAGGTGCTGCTGCACAAGTCGCTTTTACATACAAGCGATTAGGCGGAGACGTTCTTGATATTGAATTGACAGAAGACAATGTCTATGCCAGCTATGAAGATGCTGTTCTAGAATATTCTTATCTTATCAACATCCATCAGTCAAAGAACATCTTGGGCTCTGCTCTTGGTGGAACCACAGGATCATTTGATCATAAAGGTGAAGCAACAGCCGGTCCAACAAACGCTCAGCTTAAGTATCCCAAACTAAACTTTGAGATTGCTTTTAGAATTGGAGACAAGTTTGCAACAGAAGCCGGAGTTGGCGGAACCCAGCCAATTTATTCTGCTTCCGTTACAACAGTTAATGATCAGCAAGACTACGATCTTCAAGCTCTTCTTGAAGCTGATTCAGTTTATTCTTCAATTGTTGGAAACAAAAGAGTAAAGATCAGAGAAGTATTCTACAGAACACCAATGGCAATGTGGAGATTCTATGGATATTATGGCGGACTTAATGTCGTGGGCGATATGCACACTTACGGACAATATGCTGATGATTCTTCATTTCAGGTAATTCCGGCTTGGCAAAACAAGATACAAGCCATCTCCTATGAAGACCACCTTTACACTCGCACATCGCATTACAGCTACGAAGTTGTTGACAATAAGCTAAGATTATACCCAATCCCATCCAGCGTGTCTCCAGAGAAGTTCTGGTTTCGTTTTACAGTTGATAACTCAGATATTTGGGAAGACGGAGATGACAATGGACAAGATGGAATCAACAATATGAACACGCTTCCGTTTGAGAATGTTCCATACGAAAACATCAACTCAATTGGTAAACAATGGATCAGAAGATTTGCTCTCGCATTGAGCAAAGAAACGCTAGGACAGATAAGAGGAAAGTTTGGTGGAAACGTGCCAATTCCTGGAGAGAATGTGAGCTTAAACGCGTCGGACTTGTTAAGTCAGGCCAAGGCAGAGCAAGACGCTCTCCGAGACGAATTAAAGACGCAACTTGACGAAATGACGTATAATAAATTATTGGCTACGGATAAAGAAATGGTTACCAACGCCAAAGCTATTGTGACCGAGACACCACTTAAAATATTTGTAGGATAAAGAATGAAATTATTATTAGAGAATTGGAATAAATTTCTCCAAGAACAAGAAATTAACGAAGCAACAGAGCAAGAGATTGAATATCTCAATGATGCTTTGGAGATTCCAATAGAAGAATTGCCCTTTGGTAACATTTTTGGAGACTCTTATAGGATTATTGAGCCTGTGTCTGGTTTAAAAGAAAAGACACCACTGGCGAACGCAATATTTGCTCTTAATAAATTTGGCTGGGAGGTAAATCCTGCATCTGATTTGGAATATCATGACGAAACAAAAGGAAAACTAGCCGGAAAGGTTAAGGGTGGTAAAATTTTATGTACCAAGACTAAAGTTTCTCATTACATTGATGGTAAAGGAAATCAAGGCATTTCTAGAAAATCAATCACTCTTAATTTACCAAAGGCTTTAGCAGGGATTATTAGCTTTGTAAACAATAGCAGAGATAAGATTCAAAAAGAAGCCGGTGCAGATTTGTTCACAGCAGCCAAAAGATTTGCGGAAGCCTCAAAGGCAGATAAACTAGATGAACTTCCCGCTGATGTGAAATATATACTACCATCCGATATAACTGACCCGAATATAAAACTCACAGCAAATGAATTCAGAAAAATAATGAAGTTTTACGATGCTCAAGTCTATTGGCTTGGGTCAACAGCATCCCTCAGTTTAAAAACCTTCATGGATGCTGTGGGTGTAGATTTTGAGAGTTTTGAAAATTTTTCAAAATACGCAATTGAATCATTTGATGATCTTATAAGAAACATGGATCAATACATTTCTAGAAACTATATCATCTATTCCCGTCACCCTATTGATGTTTTTAGAATGTCAGACCATGAAGGAATTCAATCTTGCCATTCGCTTCCAAGCGAGAAAGGAGACGACAGGTTTGATCAATTTAACAAATGTGCACTCTCAGAAGCCTATGGGAACGGAATGATTGCCTACATTGTTCCAGCAAAAGACTTTAAAATGTTCCCACCCACACAAGAGTCTTTAAATAACATGGATGCTGAAGAAATTTTTTATGATAAGCAACGAGCAGATGCTGGTGAGCTTGAGCCCACGTCCAGAATTAGAATTAAAAATGTTGCTTTTCACAAAGATGAAAACTCTGAACCCGTTAGACTTGCTGTTCCGCAAGGAAAAGTTTACGGTCCAAAAGTTCCCGGATTCAATGATGCTGTTAATAATAAGATCTCCACAGCACAAGAAAAGCAGATTAAAGAGATTATCAAGCAAGGTTCAGAAGACTTGGGCAAACCAACAATCTTTTTGTCTAAATTTACAAGATACGGCGGAAGCTATCAAGACTCGGGTTATTCTGTTGCGCAAACTTTACCGATGTTGTTTCGTAAATATAATAGAGATGTTGTGCTTCAAGGAAGTGCTGTTAGATATGAACCAGACGTAGAAGAAGCATTATTAGGTTCAATCGGGCAGAACGGTGCAGAGGTCATGAGACAAAGGTTGAATGAAATCTTTGATGCCCACATGGGTGGCTTTATCTCATTCAATTGGGATGTAGAAGAAGATCACAATGGTGAGCCATACTACCAATGGACACTGGTTGTAACTTTTCAGATGAACATTCCGGAAGAAGGCACAAACGGTTCGGAAATTCGTAACGCGGTGGTTGATGCTGCTGATAGTTATTTTCCGGATTACTACGGTCTTCCGGAGACTGATAATGTTTTTGTTTCAATATATGATGAAGACAAGTGGCAAATTCAATTGGTTTACGATGGAAACGATTTTGAAGAGACAGCTTATATGGACGGCTTGGAAAGAAATCTTCCTGATATTGTTCAAAAGTTTAATGTTTTTGATCACTACTATGAAGATGGAGCCATTCAATTTATTGAGTACCAATTAGAAGAGTATGGAGTCATAGAAGCAGAAAGGTATAACGTCCAGAATGTTATGCGAGATTTTGGCCTCCCCGATGATTCTTGGTGGAATGAAGACGAACGAGAGATGGGAGAAACAGATTATTTTGGTGGAGAATACCTAGATTCCATTTCCTTTGAGGACTACACCAGTTTAGACATTATGGAAATTAAAGACAAAATCCCTGAGAATATGAAACAAGAAGCCTATAAACACATAGCCGACTTCTTAAATCTTGTTACAAGCAACGATGAACTCGCAGGTAAATTAGCATTAAATCAGGACAATTGGGATAAGATAAAAGATCCCAACATTGTCATATCTTATGATCAAGCTGGTGACTTAAAGCCGGAAGAATTAGATCAGGCCGATATAATAGAAATGAAAGCCGGTGTCAGTATGTACAGTGATTACCCTGTTCAGCGTTTGCAAAAAACTGCTTACTTTCTTAAAAACAAGGCTAGCATAGACGATTTGAATGAAAGAATTTTAGCAGCGCTTGAGAAATACGTTGCAGATAAATTAAAAGGACAGCAAAGTGTCACCGAAAACAAAAAAAGGATGAGAATACATGTCAGAAGATAACAAATGGGACAAGCCGGCATCTCCACCACCTCCAATGTTCTTTGGAAAGAAGGAGCGAGATCTCGTTAAGCAGGTTAATGATGAAATTATTGAGAGAGTTGTCGGTCAGCAAGTCTTATACTTTCCGATTGACATTGAAACAACGAACTATCATCCTTTATATGGAGAAGCTGTTGAGAAAACATTCCTTCCGCCGGTCAGAGTTCACGCTCTTATAGAATTTCAAGGAGTTGAAACTTCTTTTATGGACAACGTTGCTGTTGACAAAGCAACCAAGATCAAAGTTAACTTTCACAAACGAAGATTAACGGAAGATCAAAACCTTTTCGTTAGAGAAGGTGATTTTGTGAGATACGGAGAAGTTTTTTACGAGATAGTTAAGTTAATAGAGCCAAAACTGCTATTTGGCCAAGTTGAGCATCGTTTTGAGATCCAAGCCGAGTGCATCAGAGCAAGAGACGGAGTATTCAATGCCGAATAAAGTAGAAACATTAGAACCATCAACGATTGAGACAATTGATCTTGGGATATATCGCTATGTCAATGAGAATTTAGATCTAAGCACAACAACAAACGAGGGATTTAAGAAAACTCCCGTGATTTGGCTTGGAACTGACCGGCTTTTTCAAGTTAAAAACAACAAAGAGCTGAGAGATAGCGTTGGAAAGATAAAGTTGCCTATTATAACAGTTAATCGTGACTCAATTGCAAAAGATCCGTCATTCAAAGGCTCATTTCAAGCGCATTTGTTTGAAAATTCAGACTACAAGGGTGGGGCAATAACGAGAGTTCGTAGAATACAACAAGAAAAGACAAGAAACTTTGCAAATGCCGACGTAGCTCGTTCCAGTAAAGATTCACGTAATACCGGAAAGTCCGATAATAAAAAAATTGTATACGAATTTATGACTTCTCCAATCCCAACATATGTTACAGTTATGTATACAATTGTGTTGAGAACTGAGTACCAACAACAAATGAATGATCTGATGACTCCGTTCATCACGAGAACCGGTCAATTAAATTCTTTTCTATTTGAATATGATGGACATAGATACGAAGCCTTTATTCAGTCCGACTTTTCCGAGAACAAAAATACAACTTCTTTAAACGAAGACGAGAGAATGTTTGAGACAAAAGTGTCCATTAAGGTGCTTGGGTATTTGATTGGAGATGGGCCCAATAGAGATAAGCCCCAGATAACAATACGCGAAAATGCCGTTGAAGTTAAGATTTCTAGAGAGCGAGTTATCGTTGGAGACAAGGTTCCATGGAAAAAGAAAGACAAGGACTATAGAGAATAGTTCCTTTTGAGAAATAAACATACTATTTATATGAGAATATTAGTTTTAAGGAGAATTATTAATGCCTAGTAAATTTGATTTTATATCACCTGACATCCTTCTACGTGAAGTTGATGAAAGCCAAGTGCCAAACGAAGTAACCGATGACGGTGCTTTGATTATTGGACAATCTATAGCAGGACCTGCTATGAAGCCCGTCAAGATAAATAACTTGAACGAGTTGTATGAAGTTTTTGGAAGACCACAAAGTGGCAAAAGCAACGCAACAGATATCTGGAGAGATGGAAATACAAAACTTCCAACTTACGGACTCTATGCTGCTCAAGCATGGCTTGCATCTGAAACTTCACCCGTTACATTCGTAAGGCTTCTTGGAGAAGATCAAGCATCTTCTAAGCAAGGTGGTTCTTATGTAAAAGCTGGTTGGACTCTGGATCACGGCGTAAGCGCAACAGTTGCTAGCAATAAACTCGCATACGGTCTCTTTGTAGCACCTTCTGCTTCTACCGGAGCAGCAAACGGTACTTTGGCTGCTATTATCTATACATCTGGAGCTGCACTTGCTCTCAGTGGAACAATCGCTGGAACAACAAGCACAACAACAGCATCTGCTGGTGTTATGATTAATTCAGATAGTACATCAGGACAACCAAACACATTCAAACTTGAAGTTCACACTGGACCTGCCACAAGTGAATCATTCACTTTTCACTTGAATGACAATGTCCAAGACGGTTTCATTCGCAATGTTTTGAATTGTAACCCACAGAAATTAACTTCTACAAACCAAGCCACCACTGAGAAGTATTTCCTTGGTGAAAGTCACGAAACCAACATTAAAGAGATTGTAACAGATACATCTTCTAGTGCTGGAAAGCAAGTTGGAGTACTTCTTCCATTGGCTAGTGGTTCTGCTTACTGGGCAGACCAGAGAAGAGAAGCAACAGCAGCTAAGGCTGGTTGGTTTATTAATAGAAACCCAAACCCAACAAGCGGATATGCTTCATATGATTTGCTTAATGCAGACAAATTGTTCCGCCTTATATCTCTTCATGACGGAGAGTGGTTTCAAAGAAGTTATGCTGCTGTTATTCAAGATCTTAAACTTGGAACAGTTACAAGCCCAGACTCTACATTCACAGTTGGAATTCAAAATCTTGAATCCGGTCTCATTGAAGAAACTTTTACCGGATGTAACTTGAATGAAAATTCAGAAGATTTCATCGGTAGAAGAATTGGTACTCAATTCCAAACTTGGGATCAAACAAACGACAAGTATATCCTTAAGGGTGATTATCCAAATGTTTCTAACTATGTTTATGTTGAAATGTCTGATGCTTGGAAAGCTGGTCTTTCTGATACTTTTGCTCTTCCGTTTGGTTTCTACGGACCTGCTCGTCCAGTTGGGTTTACTCTTAAAAGAGAATCAACCGGACCACAATTGCACGGAGATGGTACAAATGCTGGTTCTAAGGCTTCAGCG